CGGCGGCCCCAGACCAAGTCGGTCCGCAGCGCCCAGGCCGCGCTCGCGCAGGTCATGGTGCTGGACCCGGACACCACCCTCTAGCCCCAACATCCCCCGCCCGCCACCGGACCTCCGCTGGCGCTACGGGACGCAACACCAACAACCACATATCGACCCACCGGACCCCCGCTGGGACTTGAGGCACCACACCACCCAACCAAGTCCCCGAGAAAGGGGTTCATCATGGCTAAGTCCATCGCGGACCAGCTCATGGAGCGCCGTGCGGCGCTCATCAACCAGGCCCAGGAGATCGCCCAGCGCGGGGTCACCGAGGGCCGGGAACTGACCGTCGAGGAGCAGACCGCCTTCGACCAGCAGGTCGCCGAGGCGGGGACTCTCCTGGAGCGCGCCAAGGCGATCCACGACGGCGAGCAGCGTGCCCATGACCTGGAGAACTCCTTCCGCAACGTCACCGGCCGTGAGCCCGAGCAGCGCGGCGCGGAGAAGGGCGACGGGGCGTTCGGCAAGTGGGCTCGCGAGGCCCGCGTCGGAGACCTGTTCGACATCCAGCCGGTGGCCGGAGCCGAGCAGCGCGCAGTCGAGTCCCGCGGCAAGGGCGGCAAGACCGAACAGCGCGCCATGTCCGCCACGGGCGGCGCGGGCGCGGACGGCGTCTACGGCCAGCTGTGGGAGTACGCGGTCGCGATGTCGCAGATCCTCCAGGCCGGCCCCCAGGTCATCAACACCAGCGATGGCAACACCCTGCCGTTCCCGGTGGCCACCGCCCACGCGACGACCGGCAACTCCACGGTGGCCGCGAACGCCGCGCTGACCGCCTCGGACGCGACGATCACCACCGTCAACTCCACGGTCGCGAAGTACGCCTACCTGACCCTGGTGCCGACCGAGCTCGTCCAGGACGTCACGTTCGACCTCGAGGGCTACATCGCCCGCGCGGCCGGTCGCGACCTGGGTCGTCAGGTCGGCAAGGTCGCCTCGGCTGCGGCCGTTGCCGGGTTCACCACGGCTGGATCCACCGGCCCGACGGGCACCTCGACCTCGCTGGGCACCCAGTCGACGGCTGGCCAGGGCTCGGACCTGCTGGTGGACCTGTTCCACTCGGTGCTGCCGGAGTACCGCAACATGGGCTCGGCGTGGCTGATGGCCGACCCGACTGCGGCGATCGTCCGCAAGCTCAAGGCGTCCACCGGTGACCCGGTCTGGCAGCCCTCGCTGACCGTCGGCGACCCGGACCTGATCCTCGGCAAGCCGGTCTACATCGACCCCAACCTGCCGACCCCGGCAGCGTCGGTCAAGTCGATCTACTTCGGCGACTGGGCTGCCTTGATGGTCCGTATCGCGGGCGGGATCCGGTTCGAGCGTTCCAACGAGTACGGCTTCGGCAACGACCAGGTCGCGTTCCGCGCGATCGTCCGAACCGGCTCCGTGACGCTGGACCCGAACGCTGTGAAGTACTTCGTTCACTCGGCAACGTGAGCAAAGCCGGAACTGTGTTCGTTGGGTAGAGTGGATGCATGTCCAAGAAGCCAAACGAGCGCAGTCCCGCAGTGGGGCTCGGCCCCCGCAACTGCGAGAGTTGCGGGGCCGAGTTCCAGCCCTACCGTTCAAGTCAGATCCACTGCACCCGCCGCTGTCGAGAGAACGGCCCGAAGGCAACGGCGACACGGCTCGCCTATCGCGCTCGACCCGAGGTGCGCGAGCAGATCCGGTCCTATCGGCGTCTCGACACTGCCGCCGATCCTGAACGTGTGCGCCGGTATAACCTGCGCAGCGCGCTCAGCAAGTACGGCGTCACAATTGAGTGGTACGAGGCGAAGTGCGAAGGCCAGGGTGGCGCCTGCGCCATCTGTGGCACCGTCCCGCCACCCGGTGGCGTCAAGGCTGCGGCGAGGCTGCATGTCGACCACGACCATGTCACGGGCGCTAATCGGGACCTGCTCTGCAATCCCTGCAACCAAGGCGTCGGCTACTTCCAAGACGACCCCGTCCTGCTCAGGGCGGCCGCCGACTACATCGAGCGACATCGCGCCTGAGACCAAAACTAACCCTCCACCGAGCGAAGCCCCGCCATCGAGCGGGGCTTCGGCGTTGAAAGGAAGTCGGCATGAAGGTGCGCATCAAGGTGCAGCCCACTGGGCTGCTCAATGGCTACGAGTGGCCTGAGGTGGGCGGGGAGATCGACGTCCCCGACGTCGTCGGCGCGGACCTGTGCGCCAGTGGTGCCGCCACCCCGGTCGCTGAGAAGAAGGCCGAGAAGAAGGCCGAGAAGCGCCCCGCGTCGAAGACCGGCGAAGAGAAGCGCTGATCCGTGACCGAGCCGACCCTGGGGGACCTGTCTGACTATCAGGCCAAGGACCCTCAGCAGGCATTGGACGCGGCCCTGGCCACGGTCCAGTCATACTGTGGTTGGCACATCTCCCCGTCGGTCGCGGGTGCCACGGCGAGCGTCTGGTCTCTCGATGGCTGCACACTGCTGCTGCCGACCCTGAACCTGACGGCGGTGGCCTCGGTGACCCAGGACGGGGTCACGATCCCGTCAACCTCGTACACGTTCGAGCGGTATGGCGTGATCCGCGCCGTATATGGCGCAGTGTTCTCCCGGCTGACCAAGGCCGCCGTCGTCTTCACCCACGGCTATGCGTCGATGCCTGACGATGCGAAGGAAGTGGTTCTGTCGGTGGCGCAACGGTCCATCGCCGACACCCGCGGCATGGTGCCTCGTGCGGGCGCTGGCGTGGTCGTCGTGGAGAGCGCAGGCCCGCGACTCACTGACGCCGACAAGGTCAAACTCTCCCCCTACACCATCGCTGGAGGCTTCGCCTGATGGCTTCCATCGACGCCAGCGAGGTCTACCGTCTTGCCGCAGATCTGGCCGCCGCACCCGCCACGGTCGAGGGCAAGAGCATCCGCGCCGTGGCGAAGTCCGGCCGCGACACCCAGCGGAACGCCCAGCGGTTCGCCCCGGTCCTGACTGGTGCGCTGCGTGAGGGCATCGTGGTCGACGCGGCCGGACTGTCGGCTTCGGTGGTCTCGACGATGCGGTACGCGGATTACGTCGAGTACGGCACCTCGGACACCGCCCCTCAGCCGTACATGCGGCCGGCTGCGGACCTGGCTCCCGGCCCCCTGGCTGACGATCTGGGCGACGCGGGCGAGGACATTCTCTGATGGCCGACTCTGCGACCCTGCATGACGTCATCTGGGCTCGACTGGAGGACACGGGCGCCTCGACGGGGATCGACGTCTACGACAGCGAGATGCCCGCGACCCCGCCTCTGGATCCTGATGGCCGGGTGCGCGCCTATGCGGTGCTCTACACCTCGCCGGGCAATCTGCACTCCACGTCGCTCGACGGTGGCCAACGGTCGCTGCTGGGCAGCGTCCAGGTGACCTGTGTCGGCGGCGATACGACACGCGCTCTCGGGTGCGTGGACGCGGTGCGCTCGGGCCTGACCGGCACTGTCACCGTCGATGGCGTCACTCGGGTGATCCGGGCGCGCGAAGAGGACACGGGGCCTCTGCGCACCGACCCTGCCGTGTGGCCTCCACGGCACTACGCCCCGCTCGAGTTCGAGCTGTACGCGCCCTGACCCGTCCCGTTCGAGTTCCCTGTCCGCGCCCGCGGGCCGGGTGTTGCTGCACGAAAGGAGCCACACCGTGGCCTTGCTGACTCTCCAACAGATTTCGCTTCCGAGCCTGACCCCGTCCTATGGCGCCGTCTCGGCCTCCGACACGGTCGCCAACGTCGACGACCGGACGTTCCTGCACGTGAAGAACGCGGGCGGCTCCCCCGACACGGTCACGATCGTGATCCCCGGCAACGACCAGTTCGGGTCGGCGATCCCTGACCCCACGGTCTCGGTCCCGGCGACCACCGGTGACCGGATGATCCCCCTGAACTCGGCGATGGCTGACCCGGCGACCGGTCTCATCACCATCACCCACTCGTTCACCACCACGGTGACCTGCGCGCTGGTGAGGCGCTGACATGGCCGAGAAGAAGCAGGGCCCGGTGTTCAACCGGGCAGGCACCCACGTCTACCTCTACAACCCGGAGACCCGCGGACTGTGGGAGTGCGGCCCCGAGGCTGCCGAGGTGTTCGTCGAGAAGCTGGGCTGGGAGTACGTCGAGGCTCCCGAGGAAGACACCTCCGAACTGTTCCCCGACGTGAAGCCCAAGGAGGCCAAGAAGGCCGCGAGCAAGACCTCCGGCGACTGACGCCGACCCACCAACACGCAGTAATCGCCTGAGGAGGCACAGCACATGGCCGACATCATCGTCGACGGCATGACCCGGGTCTACTACGTCCCGACGATCGCCAACATCGCAGCACCCACCGTCGCCGAGCTGAACGCCGGCACCGCGCTCCAGACCACGCTGATCCCGGCGGGCCTGGAGGGCTTCGAGAACACCACGGCGGAGGTGGACAACACCTCGCTGGCCTCGACGTTCGACACGAAGCTTCCGGGTCGCCAGTCGCTGTCCGGCACGGGTCTGGTGTTCAAGAAGCAGGACGGCACCGACACGATCTGGAACCTGCTGACGGTGCCGGGCACGAACGGATACATCGTGATCCGTGACGGTGTCGCGCAGGCCACCGCCTGGACGATCGGTGACAAGGTGGAGGTGTACCCGATCCGCACCGCCACCCACAACACGCTGGGCCACGGCGAGGCGAACTCGCTGCTGCGCTACCGGGTGCCGACCACGGTCACCTCGCAGCCGAACCTGAAGGCCGTCGTCGCCTGATCCTCCGGAGACTCCGCATCGAGCGGCATCCTCCTCGCTCCACGCTCACCCCTGACGCACAGTGCGCAGGGGTTCTGTACGTCAAGGAGACGTCATGACCCGAGACACCCTGCCCCTTCGCCTAACGCAGAAGGGCGGACAGCCCGCCAGCCTCACCCTCGGCGGCGTGGACATCTCACGCTTCGTTGCTGAGGATGGCCTCACCATCGAGTACGAGTCTGGCGGGCCTCTGTCCATGCCCGCACAGCCGGTCGTGACCATCCGGTTCGGATGGGGTGCGCTGGACCTCGACTTCGACGTCGACCTGCTGGAGCAGATGCTCGCCGACGCCAAGGCGAAGGTGGCGGGCTGATGTACTTCTACCGCTGCACCGAGCAGCAGCTGAACGATGCCCTCCAGAGCATCCATGAGGCTGGCGACACACTCCTCCATGCTGTCTACAAGGGTGGCCGCGACTGGGTGCTCATCTGCCTCAAGGCCGACGTCTCGTGAGCGCCGTCGACACCCTCCGCGCCGCCACCCCGACCCGCAAGACCGTCACCATGTGCATGGATGGCGCCCTGCAGGCCGAGTGGGAGCGGGCCACCGAGGAGCTCGACGAGGCTGCCCGGAACGACGCTCGAAGCTCGCTGGCTGACCTGCCCGCGACCACCGCCGTGGTCGACCGGCTCGACGAGATGCGCGACCGGGTGCAGGCGTCCGAGGTGACGTTCCTGTTCGAGCGGCTCGGCCCGTGGGAGGACATCGCCCTGCGTGCCGACCATCCGCCGCGCGAAGGCAACCCGGTGGACCGTATCCGCGGGTTCAACATCGAGACCTTCTTCCCGGCCCTCGTCCGCGCCTCGTGCGTGTCGGTGACCGGCAAGGACTCCCCGGAGCCTGAGGCGGTCCCTGACGACGTCTGGGAGGCCCTCCTGGGGTCGCCCGCCACCGAGGACCAGCCGGCGCGACGCGGCAGCCTGAACACCAAGCAGGTCAACCAGCTCATCGCCGCCGCCGAGTACGTGAACAACGGGGAGACCACGGTCCCTCCCTCAGCTCGCTCCTTGCTCGAGAGCCAGGACTTCGGGGCGAGCTTGGCACAGCCCAGTCCTGGCACGGCTCTTCCCCGAAACGGTTCCGCGGGTGGGAAAAGACCTACATCACCGAGCACGAGTACCACGAAGAAGGTCCGCTCAAAGGGAAGCTCAAGCGGTCGGTGACCACCGTGGCCGAGCCGGAGTGGGACGAGGCGACCC